ATGACCTGTTCCTGCAAATGGCAGAGCGAGGCGAACCGCAGAATCTACTACTGAGTGGAGGAGCGGGTTGTGGCAAGACTTCTATTGCTAGAGCCTTGTGTAATGATTTGGGTTGCGACTATATTGTCGTGAACTGCTCTGAGGACGGAAACATTGATACTCTCCGTACCAGAATCAGAAACTTTGCGTCCACGGTGTCTCTTACCGAAGGCGTAAAGAAGGTGGTGATATTGGATGAGTTTGACTACTCCAATGCACAGTCCACACAGCCAGCACTTCGGGGTTTCATTGAGGAGTTCTCGACCAACTGTCGGTTCATTCTCACCTGTAATTTCAAAAATAGAATCATTGAGCCGCTGCACTCCCGATGCACCTGTATAGATTTTCGTATACAGCAGAAGGAGAAGGCTCAGATTGCGGTAAAGTTCCTGAAACGAGCCACCGAGATTCTAGAAGCCGAGGGTATTGAGTACGAACCCAAGGTGGTGGCTCAACTCATTACAAAGTACTTTCCTGACTTTCGGCGTACCCTGAACGAACTTCAGCGGTATTCCGTGAGTGGAAAGATTGATGTGGGTATTCTTCAGACCCTTGGGGATGTGCAGATCCGCGACTTAGTGAAGCACATGAAGGCAAAGGAGTTTGCCAATGTTCGTAGGTGGGTGGTGGACAACCTAGACAACGATCAGACACGGGTGTACCGCGCAATTTACGATAGTCTATGTGATACTGTTGAGGGTGGATCTATTCCTCAAGCAATTCTTATTCTTGCAGACTACCAGTACAAGGCGGCGTTTGCTGCGGATCACGAGATTAATCTCACGGCTTGCCTTGTGCAACTAATGATGGAGATCAAGTTCAAGTGAACGGAGTTTGAATATGCTTCCGCTAGATGAAAATACACAAGCACTCCCATGCAAAGTATGTTATTTGTGTGGTGTAGAAAAACCTGTTGATTGTTTTCCTAAACATTCAATGTATAAGGACAGATTGGATAGCAGATGTAGGGTATGTGTAAAGAAACAATCGGCTATTCGCGCAACACTACACAAGTTCGCACCCAGTAAACCAAAACTATGTGAATGCTGTAATAAAGTTCCTCTAAAGTGGTGTTTGGATCACGATCACGCTTCCAACAAAATGCGTGGGTGGGTATGTGATCGGTGCAATACTGGTTTGGGTAAACTCGGAGATTCTATAGAGGGTGTTATGAATGCTCTCCGATATCTACAAAAATTCAATGGGAAGTCAAATGAGCCACCAACTGTCTGATTATTTAAATGCCATCAATGTTTCAAAGGAACCGCTGCTAGATGTCAGCGAGTCGTACACGAAGCAGTCGTATCCACCGTTCGTGGTTACCCGTTGCCTGTCGTATTTCCCTGATACCCTGTTCGCGGCAAACGAGATGAATACTCGTCCCCTTATAGATTCAAAAATGCACTTTGACTTCCTGCGGGGAGCAGTTCGTCCCCGTAAGCGGTTCTCTAAGTGGTTGAAGCGGGAGGACGATAGTCGTGTGGCGGCTCTAGTGGAGTACTACGGTATTTCTTCCCGCAAGGCGCGAGAAGCCCTGTCTGTGCTGTCTGAAGCCGATCTAGAGGAGATTGTTGCGGCTGTGGATAAAGGTGGACGAAGCAAATAATCTAAATACTTCCATGTGCGGTTCCGAATTATCAGGAGTGAGCAGAACATGGAAGCAGATGAACGATATATTGATCTTGAAACCACTGATCTGCTAGAGATCAGTCTACAGAAACCCGATGACTTTCTTAAAGTCCGCGAAACCCTGACGCGTATTGGCGTGTCGTCTCGCGCAGAAAAGAAGTTGTGGCAATCATGCCATATCCTGCACAAGAAGGGTAAATATTACATTGTGCATTTCAAGGAAATGTTTGCCCTAGACAGTTTGCCTACCTCCATAAATAGTGAGGACATTGGACGGCGTAACACCGTTGCGTGTCTCCTTGAGGAGTGGGGGCTGATTAAGATCGTGGACAAAACCAAGATTACAGAAAAAGTGCCACTCAATAAAATAAAGATCCTTCCATTCAAGGAGAAGGGTGAGTGGGAATTGTGTCCTAAATATCACATCGGTCGTTCCAAGAAGAACATTAAGACCGAAGAGTAGACAACGGAGATTTATATTATGAGCAGACTTGTGATCAAGTTCCCTACGCGGAACCGACCCGAAAAATTCAAAACCGTCTTTTCCCGCTACCTCACCTTTTTGAGTGGACGGCATGATGTTCGTTTCATCCTGACAATGGATGAGGATGATCTCACCATGAATAATCCTGAAATGCACCAGTGGATTGCCACTCGCGCACAGAATGCACAGATTGAGTGCTTCTACGGAAACTCTAAGTCCAAGATTGAAGCCTGTAATGCCAACCTAGAAGGCGTTGACGGCGATGTGCTGCTGCTTGCTTCTGATGACATGGTGCCCGTGCAGATGGGTTACGATGATATAATCTTTGGTGCTTTCTCTCAAACCTTTCCTGACTTTGATGGTGCAATCAAGTTTTGGGATGGGCTGCGTCCAAAGGAAGATCCGCTGATGACTCTCACAGTCATGGGCTTCCCCCTGTACAAGCAATTCGGATACATTTACAATCCTGAGTATAAGTCTCTGTACTGCGACAATGAGCAGACACAGGTTTGTGCCACGCTGAACAAACTGCGCCGTTGTGACTTGTGCATTATTCAGCACCAGTGGACGAGTGAACCGTTTGACACCCTCCACGCTCGTAACGAGAACGCCGAGATGTACGGTGTGGACGGTGAAACATTCAAGCGTAGATCCGAAAACAAATTTAACATGGAGGAAATGTTCAATGCCAGTACCAGCAAGTGAAATCAAGTTCAGCATTCTGATGCTGGCTATCCCCGAACGCATCGAATCCATGACCGCTGCGGTCAAGCACCTACAAGAGCAAGCCGATGCTGTAGGACAAGGCAAGGCTGTAGAAATTCTTGTGCTACTCGACAACCGCTCCAAGAGCATTTCCGAAAAGCGCAACGACCTCTTGCAAATAGCACGGGGCAAGTACATTGCGTTCTTGGACGATGACGATGCAGTTAGTAAGGAATATATGGCAAAGATTATTACAGCCATTGATACCTATGACGGTATTGACTGCATCTCGTTTAACCAGTGGTGTAGTATTGACGGTGAACCAATGGATGTAGAGTTTGCCATTGGAAATCCTCACGGGCAGTTGTGGCGTGACGAAGACGGTTTCCTTGGCAATATTAAGCGTCCTCCGTACCATATGTGCCTGTGGCGCAGCGAAATTGCCAAGAGTGAATTGTTTAATCCTGTGTACGGAGCCAATGGTCAGTCTTCTGAAGACATTGATTGGTTGCTTCGCCTGTATCCAAAGATTCAGACGGAGCACCACATTGATGACTCCCTGCACGGGTACATCTACAGTTCACAGACAACCACTTCCCTTGTTCCACAGGAGCAGCAATGAAAGTAATCTCGTTCAGCCTGTGGGGCGATAAGCCCACATATACCGTTGGTGCGATCAAGAATGCCGATCTTGCGGCTACACTGTTTCCTGATTGGACTTGTGTGTTTTATTGCTTTAGTTCTGTTCCAAAGGAAATAATTGCAGAACTTCAATCCCGCAAGAATGTGATTGTGCGGATGATAGACGGTGATTACAATACAGAAGACAGCCGTGGAATGTTCCACCGATTCCTTCCCGCTGACGAAGAAGGCGTAGAGTACATGATGTCTCGTGACACAGATTCTCGTTTATCCCATCGTGAGCGGCTTGCTGTTGAAGAATGGTTGGCTAGTGGAGCCGATCTTCATGTTATGCGTGATCATCCTTATCACGGTGCGCCAATACTTGGTGGTATGTGGGGTGTTAAGGGCGGAAAACTCAAGGGAATTTCTCGCGATATGGAAGAGTTTCAGCCAAGCAGCGATAAGGGACAAGACCAGTCTTTCCTGTGGGAATGGGTGTGGAGCAAGGTTACTGATGATGAAATCACCTGCTGTGTACACGATCCATTTTTTCAGAAGGCTCCGTTCCCTACTGGTGCTACTCGTGGAGAAACCAATGGTGGAGTGTGGTTCGTAGGACAAGTCTTTGACGAGAACGACAAATACAATAGTGAACAGGACACAAATTTGGTTAGAGATATCCTATGAAAATTGAAGTATCAAATGGTGAAATAGCAGACAAGGTTTCTATTTTGATGATAAAGAAAGAACGCCTTATTGACGACAGCAAGATCATAAATGTATCAAAAGAACTAGAGGAGATTACTCCTGATTTTTTGATAATAATGAATTTTGATCACCCTCTGTATCTTGAACTCAAACAAGTAAATTCTTCTCTTTGGGATATAGAAGATCAAATTCGTGATAAAGAACGAGTAAAACTTTTTGACGATGAGTTTGTCTCTCTTGCTAGAGCAGTATACTTTATAAACGACAAAAGAGCAGAAATAAAGAAGACAATAAACACTATTACGGGATCTTCTTTGACTGAAGAAAAATCCTATGCCAAATATTGATGTGAATCCTAATACACTATATGTTCACCATCATCTTGGTCTAGGTGACCATATCATTTGCAATGGTCTTGTCCGATTCCTGTTGAAGCAAACCAATGCTAATGACCTTTGGTTGGTGGTGAAACGCAAAAACCTCAATAATGTCTCTAGAATGTTTTTGGACGATTCTCGCATCAAGTTTATACCCGTTGACGAGGATAAGAATTTCTACGAACTTCCATTAGAATGGTCTAATGTTCGTTTGGCTAGAATTGGATTTGAGCGATGCCGAGAGACAGATTTTGATGTTTCATTTTATGACTCCACAGGAATCCCTTTCACGGAAAGATGGAATTCTTGGTACTATCAGCGAGATTTAGAATGTGAACAAAAGATGATGCAGGAATTGTTATTGCCTGAAAAGTTTGTGTTGGTTCACGATACTTCTAGTGTTGGTATTTTTGATCTAAAGATCAATACCAATCTACCTGTGATTCGTGTTTCGCGTTTAAACAGTGAGAAAACCATGTTTGATTGGATTGGTGTTATAGAACGAGCAACTGAAATACACTGCATAGATTCGTCTTTCATTCATCTAGTGAATTCTGTTGATTTGGTAACCGACTCTTTGTTCTATCACAAAATAAAGTCAAGCAAGATGCAGATTTGTTTTCGTAAAAATTGGTCTGTAATAGAATATTAGGAAGATGTTTTTATGAATATGGATTTTAAAATGAACCAAACTAACAAGCAAAATGTTATACATCAGAATTCCAAGACTCATATTAATAAATTAGTATTGGTATTGGCTGGAGGTAATTACAAATGGGATAGGCAAGAAATTGCCTGTAGAGAGACATGGGCAAATTCCATGTATTATCCAAATGATACAAAAGTATATTTTGTTAGAGCCAACACTGATCCGTGTGCATATGACATGAAAATGCAGGATATAAATTCTCAATCACAAAATCCATTTGCGGCAACTCCAAAGTGGAAGGATCACATGAGATCCAAAACTGTTGATGAAATGATGAATTCTGCTGTAACAGTAGATCACGACACTAGAACGATATTTGTTGATGTTCCAGATGGAATTGTTCATGGATTGATTAAGTTGTCTCTTGCTATACGGGAGATATCCAAGTACTATACATGGAACTATTTGGTGCGACCAAACACAGGAAGTTATGTCAATCTTAGTCTCCTAGACCAATACTTGAAGTCTCTTCCTAAAACTGGTCTGATTTTTGGACCTGCTGGATTTAACGGAACATATTGGTACGCGAGTGGTTCATGCAGCACATTTTCATCAGATGTAACAGATAAATTTAATGAGTATTGCCGAGAGATGATAGAAATGCAATTAGATACTGGTGGCTATGAAGATACAATTTATGGTCTGTATTCCAACAAGTTTGGATTTTCTGTCATAGGATCTCCAAAAATTGATGTTGAGTACAGTAAAATGATCCATGATAGTTCTTGGTTTGATCCTAATTGCTATCATTACTACTTTTTACACACCAAAGATGATCGCCCACATCATCTAGTTCATCGCAATTTTTATTTGAGAAAGTGACATGAGTAACATCCATATCTTTTACCATATTGGTCAGGTAAACAACTGGCAATTCATAGTTCAGGAGCAACTTCATGCGCTACAGATCAGTGGTGTTATGAATGCTTGTGCTAGTTTTAATGTTGGAGTCAGTGGAAATCTTCCAGTATTAGGATTGCCAACAAAAACGAATATCACTTATCATTCAGAGGATCTGTGGACAGAAGAAAAGGGAACCGTCCGCATGATTCGTAATTTCTGCGACGAACACGGAGAAGATGCCAAGATCCTCTATCTACATAGCAAAGGAGTTACATGGAATAAGCCTTCCATCAACTGCTGGAGACTGTATATGGAATATTTTTGTGTGCATAAGTGGAAAACTTGTGTACAGGATCTAGAAACACATGATTGTGTTGGATCTCTTTGGGCTACAGCCACCGCAAACTATCCGCCTCATTTTTCTGGAAATTTTTGGTGGGCTAATTCACAATACATTAACAAACTCAATCACGGATTGATTGAAACGGGTAGTCGATTTGACAGAGAATTTTGGATCGGTAGCGGAAATCCAAAAGCAAAAGGATATGGCGTAAAGAATGCTCCTGTGTTGGGAGACTATTTTTTTGAAAACATTTTTTCTTCTGAAACGATATGCGAGGACACACCATGAGTCTTATTGAAATTTATAGTCGTTTATATCTTGAATCAATCGTTGAACCTCATAACACAGATCATAACAACTGTGACAAAGGCAGCACTCATAGTTACATACCATACTATGAATCTATACTATCAGAAAAAAAGAACGATAGTGTGAATGTCCTTGAGATAGGAGTTCAGGGGGGAATTTGTTTGTTGCTATGGGAACAATATTTCACCAATGCAAAAACAGTTGTTGGTCTAGACATAGACACTTCTAGGGTTCAACAAAAAGTTCATCAACAGTCTATTAGCACTGGTAAAATAAAGATTCTCGAAGGAGATGCCACTAATCCGCAGACGATTGCAGACCTGAACGATACATATGATGTTGTTGTAGATGACGGTTCTCATAGATTGAATGACCAGTTGTCTTCATTCAAACTCCTTGAAAGCCGCTTGAATCCTGGTGCAATTTATATTATTGAGGATATTCAAAACGAGCAAGAAGCAGAGTTTCTTAAAAACTCAATACCATCATCGGAAATAGTGGATTTGCGTGGAGTAAAGGGAAGATATGACGATCTTCTATTAATTTATAGAAAAGGAATTTGACCATGAAGAGAGTGTTAATTACTGGAGGAGCGGGTTTCATTGGACATCACATGATTGATTTCCTGCTCCGCAATAGTGATTGTGAAATCGTGACAGTTGATCGTCTAGACTATTCTGGAAATCTGAATAGGATTGATGATATCATCAAGAAAAATCCACAAGCAAAAAACCGAATGAAGATCGTGTTTCACGATTTGAAAGCAGAAATAAATCCACTGACTTCAAATTTTATAGGTAAGTGTGATACGATCATACATTTGGCTGCTGCATCCCATGTTGATCGTTCTATAACTCATCCTATGGAGTTCATACAGGACAACATTATTGGTACTGCTAATCTTTTGGAATATGCTAGAAAACTAGATCATCTTGAGAAGTTTTTGTACTTTAGCACCGATGAGGTTTTTGGTGCAGCACCAAAGGGAGTTGATTATAAAGAACGGGATAGATACAACTCTACTAATCCGTATTCTGCATCAAAGGCGGCAGCGGAAGAATTGTGTGTTGCGTATGAAAACACATACAAGATGCCTATGAAAATTACTCACACCATGAATGTATTTGGTGAAAGGCAGACACCTGAGAAGTTTATTCCTCTCTGCATTCGTAAGGTTCGTAACAACGAAATTGTGACCATACACTCTAATTCAGAGAAAACCGAAGCAGGAAGTCGTTTTTACATTCACGCAAGTGATGTGGCACAAGCAGTTCATCTGATACTTGATAAAGACTTGAAAACCGAACCTGATTACGGCGGTGCCCGTTGTTCTAAATTCAATATTGTAGGCAAAGAAGAAATCGACAATCTATCCCTAGCAAATATGATTGCAACTGCACAAGGAAAAGAATTGAGATATGATATGGTGGATTTCCACAGCACTCGTCCTGGACATGATCTCAGATACTCTCTCAGCGGAGACTTGATGCGTTCGTTTGGATGGGAGCCACAGATTTCAATTTCCAACAGGATAAAGCAAGTAACCAACTGGTATCTTGAAAATACAGAATGGCTAGAAGTATGACCACTCCAAAATTTTGTGATAAGATAGATTGCATAGCCTGTGGTGCAGAAAATCTAGTTCCCGTTTTAAATTTGGGAATACAGCCATTGGCTAACTCATTCAAGAAAATGCGTAATGACCACGAAAATTCATATCCTTTGGCTGTAAATTTTTGTGCAAACTGCTCGCATCTTCAGTTGAGTCATTTAGTGCATCAGGACGAGTTGTTCAAGCACTATCTGTATGTATCGGGAACATCAAAAACCCAACTAGAGTATTTTAAATGGTTTGCTGATGTGGTTGCATCAAAGATCGGAACAACTAACTGCAAGATTCTGGATATAGGTTGTAATGATGGATCACAGTTAAATTCGTTGAAGAGCCTTGGTTTTGAAACATATGGTGTAGATCCAGCAACCAATTTGCACCATGAAAGTTCGAAGAATCATCATGTTATTTGCGATTATTTCAATGATGATGCTGTTAACTTTGATTGTGAGTTTGGCGCAATCATATGCCAAAATGCTTTTGCACACAATTACAATCAGTTGCAATTTTTGACCAAGTGTAAAGATATGCTGAATGATGATGGCATGGTTTTCATCAGCATATCACAGGCTACTATGGTGCAAAACAACGAATTTGATACTATTTATCACGAACACTATTCGTATTACACCGTTAAATCTATGGACGCTCTTTGTAAACGCTCAGGATTATTTTTGATTGATGTTTTAGAGCATCCTATACACGGAAACACATATATTTTTGTACTATCAAAAACAAACAATAGATCACCAATTGTTGATATTATGATCAGCAGAGAAGATCAGGCAGGAATGAGCAACCTTTACACTTATTTGAAGTACGCCAACAAAGCCAATAAAACTGCCCACAAGTTCAAACAGGTAATTGATAATCTCAAGTCTGATGGGTACTCTGTTGTTGGTTATGGTTCTCCCGCAAAAGGAAACACCATGCTGAATTTTTCTGGTGTTACACTAGATTTCATTGTGGACGACAATCCACTCAAACAAGGAACATTTACTCCTGGAACTTCTATTCCTGTGGTGTCTAGTCAACATATAATAGATTTGGATGGTGACACTCCAGTGTGTTTTGTTCCATTGGCTTGGAATTTCTTTGATGAGATCTATGCCAAGATTGCTGATGTGCGTTGCGATAAGCCAACGATATATGTTAAGTACTTTCCTGAGTTCCTTGTTTTTGCAGAAAACTGCTGACCATGATGCACATACTCTATAGATGCTGCAACAGGGAGTTGGAGTTCCCGCCTACTAGGCAGGGAAGACCTTCTTGGTTTTCAAAGGTCAACTGTTTCAACTCTCTGCACAGAAGTTACATAAACTCTCGCTACAAGAGTGATATGAAACTTGTTGTTTTGATGCAAGAGAGTGATGACCTCCCAAAGACTCTATCTTCTCTGATTGGAGATTTGGGTTATGATATAGTCTTTGATAAAGGGTCTTCTAATTTTGAATCATTAACAAACCAAATGCAGTATTACATGACCAATGTTCAGCCGTTTCATCAGGATGTTTATATGGTTGAGGACGACTATCTACACACTGTTGACGCATTGGATTGTATCTATCTTGGGGTTAAAAAATTTGGTCTAGTCACGGGTTTTGATTGTATGGACAGATACACCAGAGATGATGATGTGACTTCTGGAAAAGACTTTATCTACTTCCACGAAGGAAAGCACTGGAGAACTGCCGAAAGCACTACCTGTACATGGGCGGCTTCCTCTGATATGATGTCTAGAATTCTTCCGTATGCAGTCCATTACGGTCTATATGATAGAGTTATGTTTCGTCATATGTACTACCAAGAAGGAATACGAATACACCAACCAATGACTGGAGTGTCTTGTCATGTACACGAGGGATTGTTGTCTCCTGGTGTTGATTGGGAATTGGTAAACGCACAAAATAATCCAAATAAGGTGGGCTAAAATGAAAGTATTAGTAACAGGTGGAGCAGGTTTCATTGGATCTAATTTGGTGGATCGCTTGATTGCAGACGGTCACGAGGTTACGGTGATCGACAACGAATCATCGGATGCACATGAACATTTTTACTGGAATTCAGCAGCAAAGAACTACAAGTACGATATTAATGACTACACAATGGTTCGTGAATTATACGAAGGTGTGGACACTGTGTTCCACCTTGCTGCTGAAGCCCGTATTCAGCCATGTATTGTTGATCCGCTGAAGGCTGTAAAAGCCAATACGCTTGGTACGGCTAGTGTATTACAGTGCTCCCGTGTATGTGGGGTAAAGCGGGTGATATATTCATCTACATCGTCTGCTTATGGACTCAAGAATACCCCTCCCCTTGTTGAGACAATGCCGAATGATTGTTTGAATCCATATTCTGTAACTAAAACTGGTGGAGAAGAGTTGTGTAAGATGTACTCAAAAATGTACGGCTTGGAGACAATGATATTCCGTTATTTTAATGTTTACGGTGAGCGTCAGCCTCTACGCGGACAATACGCTCCTGTGATTGGCATCTTCTTGCGTCAACGAGCCGCAGGGGAACCTATGACCATTGTGGGTGATGGAGAACAGCGGCGGGATTTCACCTATGTGGGTGATGTGGTGGAAGCCAATATCAAGGCATCACAGTTTGCGGCTCCTGAATATGATATACAGGATAACGGTGGATGTAAGACTTATCGCGGATGGGAATGGGGACAGATTTACAACATTGGCACAGGAACTAATCATTCCGTGAATCAGATTTGTGAAATCATGGGTGGAGAGACTGTAAATATTCCTACACGCGCAGGAGAATCTAGAATCACTCTCGCTAATGCAAATAAAGCAAAAGAACATCTTGGATGGATTCCTCAAGTTCGTCTTGAAGAGTGGATTGCCAAGCATAAATAACCTTACAAGGAGATCGTGAAATGTCTACAGTATGCCTCTCAATGATCGTTAAGAATGAAACGCACATTATCCATGAATGCCTCAATTCAATGTGGCAAAACATTGACTATTGGGTGATCGTGGACACAGG